TTTGCAGCTATAAGCCCACAGCGGCGAGTTTACATTTATAGAGAAATGTTCTGGACTAAGACTAAGATTGAAGAGTGGGCACCATTTGTTAAAGAGTATGTTGATACAGAGAATCCAAGAGTTATTAGATTCTGCCAATCAATTGGTAAAGAACTTGGAACAGAACATACCATTCAAGAACAGATTTCTAACGCGATTGGTAGACAAGTTGAATTGTCAAAGAATTCAGCTGGCTCTCGCGTTGCAGGCAAGCAGTTAGTTCACGAGTATCTCAGGTGGAAACCTAAACATACATTCCTTAAGCAAAGAGCTTCGGTATATAGCGAAGAAACTGCAATGTGGATTCTTCGTAATCGAGGCATGAAAGACTATAAGAGCTACATTGACTCATTCTCTGACCCAGAACCAGAGAGTAATATTCCAAAGCTTCAGATATTTGATACTTGTCCAGTTATGGTTGAAGCTATTAAAGCATGTTCATATGATAAGAAGAATATTGAAGATATTGCTGAATTCGAAGGTGATGATCCAATTGACACACTTCGTTATCTCTGTGACACTGCTGAGAACTATCTTGAATCTGCCGAGGGTGAATTTAAGATTATTCAGAAGCGTGAACAGCTGGTAGCTAAGTTAAATGCAAGCAATGATTACACTGCATTCTATCGTAACATGAGAACATTAGAAGAGAATAAGATTAAACCAATCAGACTGTTCCATCGTAGGAGAGCCTAATGCCGACGACAGTGATTTCATTTGGACCACCTACTCTTATGGTGCAGAACATTGTTTATGCACTACCTTCTGCACGTGGTCTTTTATTTAGTGATACAGCAGGAACATTTGAACAGTCAGCTATCTTGGCTGGCCCATTCATTGCTACAGTAGCATTGGCTGGTGGACAGATAGAAGTAGCTGGTGGATTCATTCGTTGCACCACAGCTAGTCCTACTGTTACTCTCAAGAGGGCATAATGTTTAAGTGGCTGCATCATTTACTTAATCCTCATTGCCGAGATTGTCAGATAGAGGCAGAGGAAAAGAAAGTATGTCAATCTTGTCAAACATTAGCAGTGCAATTGTCAGTGGTTAATGCTGAGAAGCGACAGCTACTAGATACCATTATGACTTTAACTAGACCGGCTGAAACTCAACCTGCACCTCCACAGGTTAAAATGGAGAATACATCTTCAAGAATGTTATGGGGTGTAAGGAAGCAAATGCTAGAAGCTGAGGATAGAAAGAAGGCTGAGCTTCTAGCTGAACAAAGAAAGACTAAACAGACAGTAGCACAAACAACTTCTACAGTAATACCAACTAGTGCTGAAGATGAAGATAGAGCACGAAGTATTAATAACCTAGAAAAGGAATTAGGTATAGAGGAGAAAACAAGTGCTTAAACCATCAAACGGATTCTTCAAGAAGATGTTCAGCCCAGAGAAGATGGCTGAATCAATTAAGAAGAAGAAAAGTACTTCCAAGCCTTATTCTACCAAGAATGAAGGACCACTAAGTAAAGCAATTAATAAGAAAGCTGAATAATGAAAGTAGATAAGAAAGTAGAAGATTTACTTAAACAGGTCGCAGATCATTTCGACCGGGAGGATAGAGCTGTTCGTGAAAGACAGTTAAGAGATTGGAGACAGCTTAAATTACTCTGGGAGGGTTTCTCTAGAGTTTGGTATTCTGAAGTTGCTCATGATTGGAGAATCTGGGATGAGAGTGCGGTTGGTGCAGATGGCGACCAAGCATTTTACGACAAACCAATCAACATCTTTAGAGCTTATCTTGAAAGTATTATTGCCGCTCTCAGCATTACTGTTCCTGGGATTAAGTGTTTTCCAGATGATGCTGAAAATCCATTAGACATGACAACTGCTAAAGCAGGCGATAAGATCGCTTTGCTTATTAGCAGGCATAATAACGTATCACTTCTTTGGCTACATGCACTCTATATTATTTGCACAGAGGGATTGGTAGCTTGCTATTCATATCCTAAAGAAGACGAGAAATATGGTACTTATGAAGAGAATAAGTATGAAGAGCAAGAGGAAGAAGCATATGTGTGTCCCTCTTGTAATGCTAGATTAGCTGATGATGTACTAACGGCTAATCTTCAAGACGAGTTCCAGCCTGACGATGATAGTATTCCACTGCATGATGTAATCATTAATCAGGAAATGAGATTGTGTCCAGAGTGTGCAGCACTACTAGACCCTAACCTACAGAAGTCTAAACTGGTTGTGACTAGATTGGTTGGAACAACTAAGAAGGCCAAATCTAGAATTTGTATGGAATGTTATGGTGGCACTTATGTTAAGGTTCCTAATTATGCAATGAAACAAGCAGACATTCCATATCTAATGTTCTCTTATGAAACTCATTATTCAAACGTCATAGAAAGATATTCTGGATTAAAGGGAACTCTTTTTGCTGAGGGTAAAGTAGGAGCCTCGGCGGGAGGAATGTATGACCCATACGAACAATGGGCACGGTTGTCTACTCAGTATCGTGGTGAGTATCCTCTTAATAATGTTACTGTCCGTAATTGTTGGTTAAGACCATCTGCCTTTAACATTCTTAATGAAGAAGATACAAAACTCTTAAAGGAACATTATCCTGATGGAGCTAAGGTTGTATTGATTAATGATTGTTATGCTGATAGCTGTAATGAAAATCTAGATGATTGTTGGACTATTTTGTCAGACCCAATGTCTGATTATATTCATAAACGTCCAATGGGTTCTTTACTAGTAAACGTCCAGGAAATTACAAGTGATATTATCAGCCTTGCACTTCAGACTATTGAACATGGTATCTCACAGACATTTGCTGATCCTGGTGTTCTGAATTTTGACCAGTATGGACAAACAGAGGTAATACCAGGTGGCGTCTATCCTGCTGTTGCTAAATCAGGTAAAACTCTTAGCGAAGGCTTCTTTGAGACGAGGACTGCCACTCTCTCACAGGAAGTACTTCCGTTCTTCCAGCAAATTCAATCTCTCGGACAAACAGCTAGTGGCGCACTCCCTTCGTTGTTTGGTGGTCAAATCGAAGGCTCTAAGACAGCTTCGGAATATTCAATGAGTCGTGCTCAGGCATTGCAGAGATTGCAAAATGTTTGGAAGATGTTAACAAGCTGGTGGAAAGATATTTATGGTAAGGTCATTCCAATGTATATTAATGAGATTAAAGATGATGAGCGTTCTGTTGAACAAGATGAGAAAGGTAATTTCATTAATGTGTTTGTTAGAATGGCTGAACTTGAAGGTAAGATTGGTAGAATAGAACTTGAAGCAAACGAGAATTTACCAGTAACTTGGTCACAGCGTAAAGATACCTACATGAAGTTACTTGAAGCTCAGAATCCTTTGATTCTAGAAGCTCTTACTTCACCTGAGAACATTAAGAATCTTGCTGAAGCTATTGGCTTGGATGACTTCGTTGTTCCTGGTCAGGCTGATGTAGATAAGCAACATGAAGAGATTAGATTACTAATCAACTCAGAGCCAATTCAAGAGCCTCCTAATAATGAACAAATGATGATGGCTATTGAGCAAGGTCAAGATCCATCTCAACTTCCACCTACTGATCTGCCATCTATAGACATTGATTATGATTTGGATAACCATCAGATTGAATCTGATATTTGTAGAAGTTATCTTGTCTCAGCTTCTGGTAGACTTCTAAAGACTGAGAATCCGGCTGGTTATCAGAATGTATTACTTCATATGAAAGCACATCTTGAAGCCATCAAGCAGAAGATGATGGAACAAGCTCAGATGCAAATGATGATGCAACCTCCTGGTGGGCCAGGAAAAGATCCAAGTAAACCAGAAGGTTCTAGCCAACCATTATCAGAGAATGCCAATGTCTCAACCTCCGAATAACTCAGATAACGTAGCTATTGAAGATAAGGCTCTTGATACTGAGTCTGTCATTGACTTGCTAGGTGAAGGCGATGATAAAGAACCAGAGACTCTTGAACTGGAAAAGCCTGTCAGTGGAGATAGCAAAGCAGAATCGGAAGAGAAGAAAGCTCCTACAGAAATTGAAGAGGAAGAGCTTTCTCTTGAAGAGAAGCTAGAGCTAGAGCTAAATGAAGAGCATGTAGATGAGGATACATTAGAGCTAGTTGATCTTCCTAGCCGCAAAGAAATCCTAGCTGCCTATCCTGATCTATTCAAAAAGTTTCCTGCCATTGAGAAATCAATGTATAGGGAGAAGGCTTATTCTGAGTTGCTACCTACAATTCAGGATGCCAAGATTGCTGTAAGTAAAGCTGAGCTTCTTGATAAGTATGATTCAGAATTTGCAGAAGGTTCAACTGAATCAATTCTAGCAGCTATTAAAGAAAGTGATAAGACGATATTTGCTAAGGTTGTTGATAACTATATGTCAAATCTGCTTAAGGTTGATCAACATGCATACTATCATACTATTGGTAATCTCATTAAACATACTATCATCTCAATGGTTAATGATGCAAAAGAACAAAATAATGAAGAACTATCGGATGCTGCTGCTGTTTTAAATGGCTACATCTTTGGAACTAATAAATTTACTTATCCGACTACCCTCTCTCAGGACGAAGTTACCGACAGCGGCAAGAAGCAAGACCAAGAAATTGATCAGAGAGAAACTGCTATAATTCAAAGGCAGTTTAATTCTGCTCAGGATGACCTTGGTGGTAGAGTTGATACCATCCTAAAGAATAGCATAGACAAGGCTATTGATCCTAATGAGTCCATGACTGGATACGTTAAGGAGATAGCTACTGGTAAAGTCCTTAAAGGATTGGAAGATCTAATTGCACGAGATACTAGATTTAGAAGTATCTATGATATGCTCTGGGAAAGAGCTTTCAATAATGATTTTGACAAAGAGTCTATGGACAGAATTAAAAAAGCCTACTTGTCCAAGGCCCAGACTCTTTTGCCGCTGCTTATTAAGAAAGAACGAAACGAAGCATTAAAAGGTACTAGAAGAGCAAGTGATGAGAAAGATAGAAAAGGACCGCTACCTGTTGGCAAAACAAGGTCATCCACGACCCTCACTAGTGGAAAGCCCAACAGTAGTAACGGAAGTAAATCTATTCCAAAGGGCATAAGCACTTTGGATTATCTAAATTCTGAAGACTAGCGAGGAAGATAAATGGCTGTTGTAGAAGCACAGGTAGCTGCTCTAGAACTAGAGCGTGTCATACCAAAAATTCGCACGTTGTTTGAGAGGGACGATAAGTTCTACGCAAACATCAAAAAGCGGGATGTTGAGAAAATCAGCAACCGTCAAATGCGAGTTCCTCTTGAGCTGAGGCCAGGAGGTTCGTTTCAGTATTTCAATCCTGATGGTGGAGACCTTGGTCGTGGTGGTGGTCCCACTTTTGATAAGGCTGTTCTCAATTGCGTCTTCGTAAGCGAGAACATCGAATATACCAAGCTGACTCAGTGGTCAACTGATGATGATAGAAAGTCTATCACCAATGGTGTTCGGCGACTTACTGCTACAGCATTGGATGAACTAAGGCGTCAGTTGGATTCCCAGCTTATGCAGGCTGGAGATGGTGTCATTGGTGTTGTTACCACTGACACTCCTGCTGGTGGCTCAAATGTTATTACTCTTACTACTGATGGTTTTGGTGCAAGGTTGATGAGATTTGGACAGACTGTTCAGGTCTTTGATACTACTCTTGCTACTCTTCGTGGTAGTGGTGTTATCACTGCTCTCGACGTGGAGAATAAGACCATTAGTATTACACCTCAGATTGCTGCTGTGGCACCTACCGATAAGATCGTTACAAATGGAATCACAACTCCTACTTCGCTTCCTGCGTTGTATGGTGTTCCTTACCATCATTCTAATGCTAGCACTGGCACATGGCTTGGTTTCTCGCGTGCTACCACGCCGGAAATTCGAGCAAATAGAGTGAATGCTGCTTCTGCTGCACTTACTCTTCCTTTGCCTCGTCTGGCAATGAATAAGATTGGTAATAGAGTTGGTCAAGATAATGACTTTGATCCGGTTGCTTGGATGCATCCGGCTCAAATTCAGGCTTATGAAGAGATTGGTCAGCTTTTGATGACCATTCCTAAGAGTGCAAAAGACGATTCATTGAATCTTTATTTCGGTGGTAAGCAGACATTGGCTGGAGCGTCAGTCGAGAAATCTTACAACTGGGATAAGACACGTATTGATTTCGTCGTTGATAGCGTCTGGGGCCGTGCAGAGATTCTGCCAATTGGCTTCTACAAGACGGACGGACGTAATATCTTCGAAATTCGTGGAGCTAGCGGTGGTGTTGCTACGGCTGAAATCTTCTACATGGTTGTAGGGATGCAGACGTTTGTTAATAATCCTGCTGCCTGCTCATATATTGATGCTCTAGCAGTTCCGGCGGGCTACTAACATGCCTGGAACAGCAACAGTTACCGGCACTATTGGTCCTGGAAGGGCAATAGCGGCACAGGTATATAATAACGTGTCCTCAATTAATCTTGTTACTAAAGATGAAATGCTTACTATTGAATATGATAACGGTATGGGCAGACAACTAGCCCAAATTGATGTTGGTGCCCAAACTACATGGACACTAACAGTTTCAGGTAATACTTATACTTTGACGGTTGCATAACTATGTCTGCTTTAGTTACAATCACTGGTAAGACTGGCGTCGGTCTGACAATGACTGCAAAATCATTTTCAGAAGTCAACGAAGCCACAATTGATTTCAATAAAAATATGATTACTCTAAATCGACCAGGTGAGCTTGTATCACCTATCGACATAGGAGCAGCTACTACGGTAACGGCTACAAAAGTCGGTAATGTATGGACTCTGACAATTAGTTAATAGGAATCTGGAGGTGGAAGGTGATTCCAGGCTTTCAAAGCAAAGTATCTGAAAGTAATGTTCCGTCTGCTACTACAATATCAGTTAAGACTGACTTGGTCAGGATAACTGGTTCTACTCAGATTGAAACAATTAATTCTCCTTTGCTGGGGAACTCAATTATTGTATATGTAGTTGCCGTAGATGGAGCTGTGGTTCTTGGAACTTCAGGTAATATCTTAGTAGGCCAGTCACTGGCACAAAATAGATTGTACACACTTATCTTTAGCAAAGCCACAAATAAGTGGTACATTCACGGAGTAGCATAAAATGGCTGACGTAGACTTTCAGCAACTGTCAACTGTGCAGAATGCTCAGATGCCGAAGCCAAGAACTATTGCTTCGGCTGCTACTATAGCACCAGATACTTGTCTCTCATTTATTTCAGGCACTGCCGCTGTTGTTAATATTACTCCACCTGTTAGTGGATTTCATATTCTATTTCTGTGGCCTTTGGCTGCATTTACTACCACAACTGCTGGCAACATCAGTGCAGCTTTGACTGCTGCT